TCTTTCTATAATAGCTGTAGCAGTAGACGCAGTAGATGATATACTCGAAGCTATGGATGCAACTTCAACAACAGAACAAGAAACAGAAGCCGCTGAAGAAAGCGCAGAAGCTACTGGCGCTGTGTGGGAAATAGAAGCAGAGATTGTCGTTGAACACGACAAAGAAGACTGAACTGACGCTTCTTCAACAATAGCGCAACTTATTGAAGCCGAACTTGATATAGACGCGGCTATTTCATGGCGAGTTACTACGCCCTGATATGTGGTATCGGATGCCCGATAGTCAATTCCGCTTTGTCTATAATCGTACGCCATTAGCTAGGAGGCGCAGGCCAAGGATCAAGTTTTGATCGACGCGTTTTACCTTCATAACGATCTCTTAAAGCTTGACGGTACGTAGCCCATTCAGCTTTCTTCTCGTCAGACAACGGATTGTCTTCAGCGTATTGAGTCCAATCAGAATCAGATAAGAAAGCGTTACGCTGACTTCTGTCAAAACCAAGATCTAAGTCACTTTCTTCTTGTGCTTCTTCTAGCATTGCGTATTCTTCTTCAGTTAGTTCTCTAGTTCCTTGTTCACCTGATTCTGTGACATAAGCAATATGTGAGGGTCTTCGTATAGCCATTATTTCTCCTTATGAAAAATTCCAATAGAATTGTGAAATTATTGATCCGGGTGCATAATTTGTAATGCTAACTCCATTTATATAAAAATAAATATGCGTAGGTTTATTGGAAGTTTCGCATGTACCGCCTCCTCGACCAATCCATTCATAAGGAGGGTGTCCATCTATTTTCCCATATGGAACACTCCTGCCTGATGGTATTACGTTTGTGTCGTTAGCAGAACAAAATTCGTCAGCTATAAAAGTAAAGTTGCTGTCATCCATGTTTCGATATTCAATTCTTGTTACACCCCATTGATGCTCGTCAATAGTGGAATGTTGATTAGCTACAGCCATGTATGAAAACGCGCTAGTTTTATTTGTGAAAGCTGTCGGAGCGTTACCAGAAGAATATATTTGGTTAAAATCGTATTGTGATGCTCCATTAGCCCAACCGTCAGCCGCGCTATAAAGCCTTGCATAAGCCCAGCCGTAACCATAATCTGCGCTACCTGTATCGTCAGCATGTGTCGCTAACGAACAATAAAATACTCCAGCATCATAAAGAGGAAAAACTATAGACGTAGTTGTGTCACCCGACACTGTTGTAGACCCATGCAATATTAAACCGTCAGATGCAGACATTATACTAAATCAACTCCTACAAGATCTATGCGAGATCCTTGAACCATATTTATACCAGAGTAACCCCAATAAAATGATGAAGCCAAGCAAGCTTCTCTATAATTTACCCAACCCCACGAATATCTTGGATCAGTATAAGTACCATCTCCGGCTTGATTAGAGTCGTTTTGTGTCCCTGATCTAAATGTTATAGTTGTTGCTTTATTAGCGTCATTATGATTCCAAATAGTTCCTTCGCACCAAGTAATAATGTTCGGTGACCAAGACGCAGTACCAGCACTATGACAATTTATTAAAGGCCCGTTCCCAGAAGTTTGACGATTATTACCATAAACCCAATTATTTGAACCACTACCATAAGCTATACCCTCATTGTACGAAGCGGCTGTATCCCAAGAACCAGAATTATTATCTTCAAAATATATGTAAGGTTGAAACGTATACGCATAATTGTAGTTCCAAGCTCCTCTGAAAAAAAATCTAGTATGATGATACGAACCATTTAGAGTGCAAACAAATGCATCGTGAGAGGTATCGCTTGTAGTTTCAAGACTTAAATAGTGTAATTCTCCTGAATCTCCTGCTGGCATTATGAACCGCTACTTCCTGTTTGCAAACCAAACAAATACATGTAAGAACCTTTCGCACAATAACCGCCGCCAGATATATAAACTCTTATATTTTTTAAAGCATTAGTCCAATCACTCGTACCCCAGTTGTCACCACAAAGGTCATGGCCAGTTTTGTTATTTTCCGATGTGGGACTCATACTAATTAAACTATTTTGATAAACCAAACAATTATCACTATCGTTCGGATTGTAAACATTTAAAAGACCATGCGATAAAGTTCTAGCAGGAACAGAATACGTGTTGTCTACTACTTGCTCACCGTACCCATGCTCAATAGCGTTACTCTGATTATAGTAAGGATTCCCACGTTTACTTGACTGGTAATGGTCGTGAACATTTAAATCCCAACCCGATGTGTAACTCGTACCAGTATGCCCCATTTGCAAAACCATTTGAGGATGAGTACCAGCAGTTGTGTTTGTTGATCTTAAACCATACCGGAGTTGCAACACTTGGTAATCAGTCCAAGGCCCATTAGTGGTATTACCAAGATAAATACTAGTGGAATCAGAACCTAATGGCGCTGTGATTTCTTCTATCTTAACCCAACCATTACCAGAAAAATCAGCACCACCAGCCGAACCTACAACACCGCTCTGATACTGAAACTGCATTACGCCTCTAAATTTCCGAAGACCATCCACTCATCGGTGCCGATTTTAACAAGCGTAGCGGCAGAGTACTGTGAAGCAATTTTCAGTTTGCTACCGTCCGAGCGCAATGTCACACCCGAACCGGCAACAATAGTAACCTGCCCAGCGCCGTAATTGTTAACCAACACTTGAGCGCCGACACTAAAAGCAACCGAACTGTTAGGAGGAACAGTGCAGTTAACCGCAGTCCCCTTATTCATATTAACTATCTTCGCCGCGTCATTAATCGTCAACGTGTAATTATCCGTAGGTGTAGTGGTATCTAACGTAGCCGCGAACGTAGGAGAATCATCCCACGCAGAAGTACCCGAACCAGTACCCACCAACACAGCACGATTCGTAGCGTTACTATCAGTAGTACCCAACTTTGTTTCCAAAGCGATAAGAGCACCAGAATGATTCGTATGAACTACGTCATGCTCATACCCTGCCGCGTCTAAATCAGTTGTACTAGACGGTGAAGGTTGTTGTGTAGCGGTATCTAAAGACCCCGGAAAGTTCGTAGCCATTGGACTATGCCAATGTTATAACTAGCGCACCTGCCGCCATTGAAATAGTGTCTCCAGATGCAACAGCCTTAGATGCAGTAACAGCACCATAAAACAAAAGGTTACCCGAAGAAGCCGCATCCCAAATACCTATATGGCTCACAGTGCAAGCTGGCATGGAAGTAAACTCCTCAGCGGACGAATTGTCTATCGTACCGTTAGTAGCATGGGCGGCATTAAAAGTAATAGCCTGCCGTGCATAAGACCCGCCAGAACACTCTGCACCGGAACCGGCATCAGTAGGATCTGCGGTATGCAAAGCAAGATACACAGCAGTTGGAGCCCAATCTGCTTGATCGCGGAGAACATAGTCTAAGACTTTAGTCTCCAAGTAATTTGACATTGCTGACATTAATATCTCCTAAAAGGTTTGAACATGTTCAGTACTATGATATAAATATATCCGAGCCCCGTCCACATCACAGGGCATATTCATAAAAAATGAGATGTGCGAACCCTTATCAGGTTCCGTTCGCCCGTTAGAAGGGCTTCTGCTCCCTACCAGCAAGTCGGCAGGGACAGAGCAAAGCGTGATCGCTCGAACTCAGAGTGGAACCGTACTCAAAACGGACGGATGGCACCCAAGGGGAAACCAGACTCAACACATCGGGTGTCCACGACGAGAATAACAAGCCTGACACATATTTAATGAACCCCCTTCGGGTACATCGGTGGGTTAGCCAAACCGAAATTCTGGTACACATAAAACTTTACACACACATACACACCAGAATTCCTACATTCACACACCCACACCTAAGAAAACACCACATGGAGCTAATCAGCACTTAATGATTCAATTTTACTGGCTTTTGTAGGCTTTTAGGGTATGAGGTAGACAGGTTGTGTGGGATTGGGTGTGTACGTGGTGTCAGGGGGCAGGAGAAGGGTTTGGTAGACACTGGCGTGTTTGTTAGTTGTTTGTGTCCGCCGGTAGGTTAGTGATTTGATTGTTCCCTTCGGCGGGGCTGTGGTCAACTGGTTGCAAAGTTCTCACTTGACAAGCGTGAGTAAGTGAACTTCTAAAAAATCTCATCGAAAGGCGTGATGAGATTTAAGGAGTTCATCTTATCAGCACTTGTCAAGTTCCAATTTGCTTTAGGTGTTTAGGTTTTGAGGCAACAAGTCTCCGCTTTTTACAATGATGCAAAAACCGGAACCAAAAACATCAGTGGGTATGAGCGACCCACCGCGCTGATTCGTTCTTTGCTCGCCCAAAGAACCAAAGGGCGAAAAAAAAAAACGGTTGGATCTAGAAAAAAAAATCTTTAGACCATCCACCACTTGATTATTGACATGTGGTAATTTTATAGGTGTAAACAAACAGAGCCGAGGAGGTTCAATAATGGCAAAATCTGCCGAAGCGGTAGATACCGCAAGCTTAGCCGGAACAGGCGAAGCGATAGTTCAGCTAGTAGGGCGTTTCATGGATGCGATCTACCAAGCTTTTATTCCATTCATGACACTAGACAATGCCAAAGACAGACAAGCCGCTAGAAGTAACTACTTTGAAGCGCTTGATAGAAGCGTTAAGCCTGTTTGGATGGGCATTGAAGAGCATGAAATACTAGGCGACTATGCAAGCATGGTTGAGCTAGCTAGCTCGAAATCAAAAGCCCCTGATGCGGTACAGTTTCAACTGGCTACTAGAGCAGGGCGCACGACTGAACCAACAGAAGAAAACCCAGACGGGTATACAACAGTTGGTTCTGATTGTGTGGTTATTACGGTTATATCTAAGGGTGGATCCGATGAGCTTTTAGAAGATCCATTCACCGGGGAAACCATAAAAATATCAGATCCATCCGCTGAAGTTTCAATTAAATTTGAAGCTGTAGGAATCGCAGACATTCCCGCAAACTTTACAGATGGAGCTGATTTCTTAACGAAGCTCCAGCATGCAGTAACTAAAAACCGTGTGCATAATCCTCTTGACCGTGAGTTCGCTCGCAACATCGAGGAAGAGCAAGAAAAAAGACTGGCCGACGCCGGTTTCTAAAATTAGCAATGCCCCCATTGGGAAGTCATACCCGCCCATAAGCCGGTCACTGAATGCGATGGGATCGGGAGGGATCGAACAATTGTTCGGTCTCTCCCAAAAAAATTTTTCCTCGCTGCGCTCGGTTTTGAGGGAGCGACAAGTCGCACTTTCGTCGCTTTAAATGAATCAAACAAAAGAGCCGTTTGATTCATGCGACGACCACGGAATGATCCGTGGACGATCACCACTCAAGGATGAGTGGACAATCCAAGAAGAAAAATTAATAGGGTCCACGAGTAAGTATGATGTTGGAAATAAAATATAAAGGAGGCATTATGCCATTAACATTTAAACCATTTATAAATCTAGCTGAAGCTGTAGCTTTGGCTAAAGAAACAGGTAAGCCAGTGTTGGTGAAGCCATGAATACTGATTCACTCATTGAAAAGATGGGTGATTTAACTGATGCGTATTATCATGCTCTTTCTTTTGGGTCTAATGCAAAGGTTGAAGAAATTATTGAAGAGCTAGCAGTAGTTCAGAAAGAATACTTACTACTTATGTCTCCCGTTAAGAGGTCAGTTAATGATTAAATTTAAAATTAATGATATGAGATTTGAATATCATGCTAGTAATATCGTGCCGTTTCCAGAGTTTGTGTTGGATGCATTTAATTTAGAAGAAATCATGTCTATAAAAGAAGAGGGGGAAGCTTAATGCCAGCAGTATTAGATGAAATGAATCCTAATTATAGTGAAGAAGAAATCATTAGAGATAATCTTCATCCTATTTATTGGAGAGATTATCCGGGTGAGTGGTTGAGATTCCATGCTGATAACCCTGACATTTATTTTTATTTAAGGAGTATGGCATTGGATCTTCTTGAGACAGGTCATAAGACATGGGGTATGAAGTCTTTGATTGAGGCAGTGCGTTGGCAGGTAGCTACTACTACTACTGACCCTGTGTTTAAGATTAATAACAATCATGCCCCGTATTATGCAAGGTATTTGATGGACATGGAGCCTCGGTTAAGAGGGTTCTTTAAGACAAGGCAGGTGAAGTAATGAGTGATTTCATAATTGGAATTAAAATAAATGAAAACAAAGAAGATGATTATTTTACATATCAAATAGATCGTCTTGTATGGGATGAAGAGTTTAATAACTGGGCGCAACGAAGCGTATTAAGCAGACAGTTCTCTCATTATGACGATGTTATTGAAGGAATACATGACAGTCTCATGCGTTGGGAACGTGACAATAAGCATGTAAAGAATTGGGATGAGAAGGATGCGGAAGAAAGATTCAATCGCACTGACTATTACGAGGGGAAACAATGAGTGACAAACAAATTAAAGAAATCTTATTTCGTATCAAAGAACTTGAGATACGTGCTGATGTTGCTGACAGACAATGGTCAGCCGCTTATACAAAGTGGAATAAAATACTAAAGGAATATAACACTAATGGGTAAAGTAGCAACAGCATTAATACAAGTAACAATAGAGTATAAAGTTGACCAAACATTTGAAGATGACATGTCTATACATGATATGCGTGACAACTGGGATGAATGGATAGAACTACCTGAAGGTTGTATGCCTAAACAATGGGATTACATCGAGGTAGATATATACAACATTGAATGTGAAGGGGAAGAATGGTCGAGGTAATTAACTTAGAAACAGACAGGATATGTAAGGGTACTAAGTACAGTGTTGATTGCAGTACTGTGTTGAGTCGTTTCAATCCTCATGATATCTGTCAGCAGTGTGTTCATAAGGTGCCGCCAAGAGAACGGCATGAGTATATAGACATGAGCTTAAGATGATTGAATGTAGGTACTGCCATAAAGCAATAGATTTGGATACGCTTAATAACATATGGCGTAGACGTGAAGACGGTGTGATTTCATGCCGTTCTAATTATAAGAAGAGTTCATATAGATGGACTCATTTACCTGAAGTAAAGGAGAAAGTATGACGTTGTGTCCAAGATGTGAGCGCTCAGTAATGAGAGTGCCACAAGTAATGAACTCATTAAGTCGCTGTACTAGAGGAATAGATGATGAACATGTATATGTTTGCAATCCTTGTGGTACTGACGAAGCGTTCGAAGAATTCCATAGTCAAGGATTAACTCCTATAATTAATTGGCCTATGGAAGAACGTAGTAACCAAGAAACTATTGACATGTTGCAAGTTCAACATGACATTTATATAACAGAAATGATGGAGGAACAATTATGAATTTAAGTTTCAGAACTGATAAAGATACTGAGTATGGAAACGTAGCTGAGTATCATCATATTAAAGATGCAACTGTAGTAGAGTGTGAGGTTGATAGTAATTATAACTATGCATTCATAAGTAAGAACTACTTTACTAATGAACCTGATACTTTCTTATTATATATAGGTGACGCTTGTGTTAAATTTCCTGTGACTATGGTAGACACAGTGATTAAAAATGTTAAGCTTGTTATGGAGCAGTACGATAACGACTTACATGAGGAGCAGTTAGCTGATGAGCGGAGCACCGATGCTGAGTAATACACTACCTATTCCGGTAGAAGAAATGAAATGTACTACATTAATAGCGATGCTTGATGATATACACAAGCAAGCAACAACAGTCTTGCACCAAGGTGTGCATTCAGGAACTCTAGAAGAAGCAAGTAAAGAAGCATCTAGTAAGTTGGTTCTTTCTTATAATCTTGTAGAGCGTTGGGTTGAAGCTGAAATTGAGAGGCGTTCAACCGAACCATTTTAATATAAATAATTACGAGGAGGTAATTAACAGTGAGTCAAGCAAATCAAATGGTATGTTGGGGTAACCTAACAAGAGACCCGGAGATCAGATACTTTGAAGATGAGAACTCTGTCACCAACACCGGCATGGCGATTAATAAATCATGGACCGATCCGCAAGGTAAAAAGCAGGAGAGCACACAGTTCTTCGACCTTTCTATCTACGGTAAGATGGGTGAGAATGTGGTTGAGTCTATGTCTAGTGGCGATCGTGTCATGGTTGTTGGCAGTCTTAACATTAAGCGTGTTGAAGATCCAGACGGAAGTAAGAAGGTTTATCCACAAATAAATGTGGAAGAGATCGGGCACACCGTAAGGTGGGCTGTTACTACAGTAACTAAGAACGAAAAGTCTGAAGGTGGTGGAGGTAAGTCATACTCTACACCTGAAGCACAGTTCTAAAGGTTTGACTAAGGGTAAGGGTTTTCTACTTTCACTTACCCTTAGTCATTGTTTATATAGGAGAGTTGCGTGACCGTGAGGAGCGCACAGGTTTAGGGTTGATGTTCCCGTGTGTTATCCTGTTCATGCTCTCCTATATATCATCGTACATGTTCTACTAAAGCAGGAGTAATGGATGACTGTGGCGGTGTACGCTGATGAGGTAAGGTGGCAGGTCCACTCTCACAGACCGAGTAGTAGAACATTGGTGGTGGTAGAGAATATTTAAAAGGCACCATTCATGTCTTACTAGTCTCTCTGCCACCACCATTTAAATTAAGAAGGGATAATGAAACTACAACTAGAAGATTGGTTACATCATGCCCTATGTAAAGGGTTGAAAGTTGAAACCATTAAGAAAGAATTATGTTGGGAATGTCCTGTTCAGTTTGAATGTTTATGGATGGCGTTGAAGAAAGACGACAGGATCAGTGACCATCCAATGTTTATACGTGGTGGGTTGACTGCTGGTAAACGTGAAGAGATTTGGTTCTTTAAGAATAGAGATTTAAAAGACAGCTTCGACATGTGTGTTGTCGAGATAGCAAGGAGCAGACATGCAAGCGAAAGGAAACAAAAAGCTAGCCGCATTAGGTAAGGCTACTAATGTATTTGCTTCTAACATAAGACGTAAACCGTTGGCTAATAAGTTGGATCATGCCAGAGTATTAGCTTTCATTAGAGAACTGAGAGACATCATGAACGCAATGCCGCATGAGTCTCAACGTATGGTAGACTGGACACCAGTAGATAATACTGATGCGTTGTCTGCTGAAGAAAATAAAGAGCGCGTAGCTGAAGCTCGTGCATTACTTAAAGAGAAGAGAAACTATGAGGATGGAAAGTAATTTCCGTGACCAGATGATTAAGTCTGGCAGTAAGAAATCCGCTCATGAATATTTAACTGAGCATGATGGTGACTTTGAAGTTTGGTATAACGATGCTGGTTACTACACCTTTGAGAAAGGGTTCGTAGTACCGGAGGCACCAAAGACAAGACATCACCAAGATGAACCTAATCCGCTGTTCAAGTGGGTTATTCGTAAAGACAATGGGGAACCTATTGGTATTCATGGTCCCGGATATAGTGAGAACACAAGCTATAAGTTTGTAGCTGACATGATGGAGTCTTTCTTACCTGAGAGTACAACAGGATGTGCTGTGCTTGATGGTGGTAGGAGATTGTTCATGACTCAAAGCATAGGTGAGCCTATTGATTTGGGTGGTGGTGATGTGATTAAACCTGAGATTGCGTGGACTGCATCGTTTGATGGTACGTGGTCGACAGGTGTGTATGATTTCACGACTCGTGTGTTCTGTTCTAATATGTTGATGATGGGTACTGCTTTGTTTAAAGCTAGGCGTACTGAACAGCATGATATTACTGCTGAGTATCGTTCAAAGATATTGGGTGATGCGATGGCTCACGCTGAGACTATGAAACGTATAGCTGTGACGTTGAAGAGTCAGTCTTATACTGATGAACAGTTTCAAATATTAACTAAGCAATTAGTACCTGAACCTAAGACTAGATTCAAAGGTAGTTTTCCTATAGAACCTCATCATAAAACAGTTGAGAACTATAAAGAAAAAATGTATTGGTTTAATAATGAATGGCGTAGAGAGACAGAGACTTGGGATGATAAGAACAAGTGGCTTGCTTACAATGCTATTCAAGGTGCGGAACAGCATCATATAAATCTAGGTCAACGTGGTAATCAAGTAGTTAAAAGGACACGTTCATTAATTAAAGCTGTTGAGGGTAAGACTCCCTTAGCTAAGAAAACATTGGAGCTATTAAATGTCTAGACAATTAACAGAAGAAGAAGCTAACGCTTTAATAGCGGCTACTCCTAATAAACGTAGCGTATACAACTGGCATAAATGGTTAGATGGTAATTGGCATCAAGTAATTAGAGATGTTGATTACCATTGCACTGACATGTCGTTTAGAAATTTACTTTACTTAAAGAAGAAACAGTACGGTCGTATCAGAACAGTAAAAATTGAGGGTGGATTCCTCTTAAAGAAAGAAGGATGGTAATGCATCTAGCTGAAGCAGATAATAGATTAGTTGTTCATCGTATAGCTGAGGCGTGGGCTGAAGGTAATGAAGCACCGTCGCAACCTGATGAAACTAAATGGCGTGGGTCATGGGCAGGTATGTGTGCAAGAAAGATTGCGTACATGGTTGCTGATGTGCCTGAAACTAACCCATCTAGTACCGCTGACATATGGCGTATGGGATTGGGATCTGTAGTACATGAGTTGTTGCAACCTGCTATTGAACAATGGATAGGTTCGGATACAACACTGAATGCAGAAGAAGAAGTTAACGTAGTATTAGGTGAGCATGGTCATGGTCATGTTGATCTTGTATTAGAAACTGAAGATGGTAAGACAGTGGTTGTTGAGTTGAAAACAATCAACGGTTTCGGTTACAAGATGGCTATTGAGAAGGGGGAGGGGCCTCGACACAACGCTGTGTTACAAGGTTCTATGTATGCGCGTGCTTTGAACGCAGACTATTTAGTCATCGCTTACTTATCATTAGAGAACATAGCTCCGGGTCGTGCCGCTAAGTTTGGGCTTGATGATATAGGTAGGTTCGCGGCTGAATGGCATTTAACACCTGATGAATTCTTTCCTCTTGCTGAACAAGAGATGGCAAGGATAGAGGGTATAGCGTTAGCTACTGAAGCTGAAGGACCACAGTCTGTGCCTCGTAGGTTCTCGCATTCTGATCCTGATGTTCCTTTCCCTGCTGAAATAGATGATCCAAGTAAAGGATTGTGGGTAGATGGGACAGCTTACGGCAAGGTATGGCAATGCAATTACTGTAACCATCAACTCCAGTGTGTAGAGGATAAAGCTAATGGATTCTAAGAGTGGGTTTCTTGTTATTGATTGGATAACTGGTGAAGATGAATGGGAAGAAGTAGGTGCGATAGATTACTGGCAAGCTAGTGCTATAGTGGATGCATTAAAGACACACAAAGCAGAGTTATATGGTCAGCTTACTTATTATAAAGCGAAGATAGAAAAGGGTAAGAAGGCAGAAGACGATGGTATCTATGTGCTTGAACAAAGGTATAAGTCAGCAGAAGAAATGTCTGAACTTATGTTTAATGTAGTTAAAAAGATGAGGGGATATTACAAACAAAATGAAACCGATTAAAGCAATACAGGATCTGGGACGGACACCAGAGCATGGGCGTATTCGGTTGGGAGTAAAGACGGAACGTGCCATGAAAAGTCTTGACACGTTTCGGTTTACTTCTCCTGATAAAGAAGCCATAGAACAAATAGCTAATGCCCATGGTGGTAATGTAAAGAGTTGGACTCCACCTAAATCTAAACAACAACAGTGGGAAGTTATTACTACTTCATCTGAGATACGGGTGTTCCTGCCTCCGAACAGCATTGATGTGTGGTACGAGCAGTGGTCTGCTGGTGGTTGTCAGCGTCGTTGCGATGGTGTGAGTGCCGATGTTCCGGTGAAAACTCCAGATGGCATGGACACTGACAGCGTTCCTTGTTTGTGTTCTCTTGAGCAGTCAATGGTTTGTTCTCCTTATACTAGGTTGCGTGTTGTCCTACCTGAAATAAGATTCGGTGGGGTATGGAGACTAGAGTCTAAGGGATGGAACGCGGCTAATGAAATGCCGGGTATGGCTGGAATGTTGGGTCAGTTGCAGAGTATAGGGTTAGCTGAGGCTATGCTATCTTTAGAGAAACGAACTAAAGTTTCTGGTGGGCAGACTAGACACTTTGTTGTTCCTCGTTTGTCGATGGATACGTCGCCTGAAGAGTTGCTCGAAGGGAAGGGTTTGGCATCGGCGCTGGATTCACCCCCTCGGCCAGCGCCGGTGCTTGAACTTGAGGCTGAAGTCATTGAAGCTGAGATAGTAACTGAAGGGTGGGATATCCCACCAGCAGGCGTGGCTGTTAAGAAGAATCCAACTGGTTCACCGAAGTGGATACCTGCTGATGCTAACTAAATTATTATTAGTAACTGCATTAACCAGTGTAGGGAGTTGCTCTTCGTTAGATGAATTAGTATCAGTATTCTTTGCGCCTGAAGACAGGGATCAAATGTTACAAGTAGCTGAATGTGAATCGTCTGCTAGTCCTGATGACACGTATAGTGTTGCTATTAATCCTAAGAGTAAAGCCGCTGGCTGGTTCCAGCATCTCCCCCAGTATTGGATCGAACGGTCAGCCGACGCTGGTTATGCTGGAGCGCACGTTCTTGATCCTGTCGCTAACGTAGCTGTTGCCGCTCACCTATACTATGGACAGAATAGTAATGAAAGATGGGGAGGCTTGTCCCACTGGTGGCCGAGCTACCGCTGTTGGGAGACACAGTAATGGCAGACATATATGGTAAGGGTGCGAAGGGTAGAGCTACGAGGTTACATGCTTTAATTACTAGAGACTTTGGTAAGTGTATGAACTGCGGTACTACTGAAGCGTTGCAATGTGCTCATATTATTTCACGTAAGTATTCTCACACACGTACTGATTTAGATAATGCTTTCTGTTTGTGTGCGTCATGTCATATGACATTCACTGACAACCCTGTTGAATTCGGAAAGTTTACGATTGAACAAATAGGTGAAGACAACTACTATGCTCTCTATCGTAAGAGAGAACGTATAGATAAGATGGACTGGGAAGAAGAAGCTAACCGATTAAGAGAGATAGCAAAGGAGAAGGGTCTTGTCTGAAGACGATTCACAATACAACCAAATGTTAGGTGATGAAATTTCTGCTAACTTAATGTTAGATCCCTCGACTAGAATGTGGCGGTTAGAATTGCAAGGCCCAGCCGCTATGCTTTTGTTTTTCTTATTAGATCCCAGTGAAGAAAGCCTCGCTAAGAAATTGTGGGAAGAAGCAAAGTTCGATCAGCTAATGCGATTTGATTTAGGTGATATAGATACTGATTGGATGGATAAATTTAATGACGATGCACAACCCAACTGGTAGAACCAGAGATTACGTAAAGTGTTGGAACTGTGATGGGTACATTGGAAAGAACATTGTGCAAAGAGATGACTTCGATAATGTTTGTCCTCTTTGTTACGCCGAACCGTTAGTCGTCGACGAGTAAAGCTGTCTGCCAAAGCACACCCTTACCCGGAACGTTAATCCATAGCGCCTGTTGTGGTGCCTCGAAAGCAAAGTTACCTATCGAAGCGTACTCATCGTAACCCTTAAGGCTACCATTCAATAAGAATCCTGATGATGGTGCCATGATTAGCTGATGAAAATGACCGAGTACCATGTAATCAAAGTCTGTGTTTTGTCGTTTACGTGCCACCATTCTCATAAGTGGAGGCCAGATACCACCGATACCACCGCCACCTTTAGCTTGGTCACCATGAGTAAGCAGGTATGTTGTATCTTGCACATCGACAAGTAAATCTGCTCCTGTTGCTACATCAAACGTAACCTTGTCGTTATCTATAAAACGTTGCTCTAATGTTTTAGATAGGAACCAATCAAAGTTATCTTTAACTCTTAGCTTGTGTCTAGGTTTACGGCTACGTCTACCATGATTACCTACCACGCATGGTATGTGTACATGGTTGAAGTGTTCAGCTAACAGGTTGATACCTGCTGATAGTTGTTCAGTCCAGAAGATAATGGATGCGAGCATAGTGTCTTCGTTGGTTTCAGATAGTTCTTCGTGTATGTCACCTGAGAATATGTCACCGCCTAAGAATAAGACTATGCCTTCGTAATCTATACCAGTCACGTAATCGTTAGTGAGTAGTATTATCTTTTGAAAGTATGCTTCGAGTCTTTTAACAGCTATCTCTCTGTTGTATTCGTTGCGGAACTGTATCTCTTCTGGTTTAACTACCTCATCAAAGTGTGTGTCGGATAGTATTGTGCATACTACGCCTGTTGATTTCTTTCTTTTCTTAGTTAACCATGTTGGTGGTTTGTAATCAGCTTTAGATAACTGGGTAAGCAGGTGGCTTCTTAACTCTGCTTCGTCTAATGCTTCTTCAAGTTCTTTAACTTGGCCTTTAAATATATCCCGTTCAGTTTTAACCTTACTTACTTGTCTTGAAAGTTGGGTGATCTGTTGGATATCTGCGCCTGCTAAGGCGTAATCCTCTAGGGATTTAGCGTCGGTCACGGGTAAGGATTGCCGCTATCTTTCCTTGTGTAGCATCAGGATAACCTTCCGAGTGTAACCATCTGGTTATTATTATCTTTCCAATAGGTATGTCAGTATTTAACGCATCCCATACTTGGTTATAAATCTCATCAGGTAATGTATCTATCCAAGCTCCGGGTAATTTACGTCCGTCGCTTGCAAATTCTTCTAAAGATTTAGAGGCCAATGGGCACCTCTGGTTTCCACATTGCAGTCCATGTCTTATGATCCATAATCCCGCTCTCTTTTAGTAGCATCGTACGTTGTAACATCAGCACAGCTTTTAAAGTTTTGCGTCCGTACACTCCGTCGGCTATTCCGCAATTAAAGTCTAACGAGTTGAGCTTTGATTGCGCAACCTTTACGATATCTCCTTTAGATCCTCGCCTCAATGGAGACATACCTATCTGTCTACCCATGTCATCTATGATTGCTTGGATGCCAGTCCAGTTAACCTCTGGTTCTGGTGGTTCTTCTGGCCTGCCAAGGAAGACTGAGCCTGCTCTGTTGAACCAACTGTTGCCGTTACGTGGTTGGAAATGCCACCATTCTCCTTTAACTGTGGGTCGTATACCGTACCTGTGAGCGATAGCTGTTACTTCATCTGTTGTTATACCTCGTTTAACTATACGTAGGTCAACTGCATATGAGTATCCGTCTGGTTGTTCTTGATGAAAGCTCCCTCGAAAGAAACCATCCGGTCTAAGCCAGTCAGGGTTAGCCGCAAGGTTACCTTTACCTCTCTTGTAACGGTCGTAGAGGGCCTTCTGAGCGGCGTACGACCTGCAACCTGAACATATCGCCACTTTGTTACCTATGCGCCCGTCAGAGAAGAAGTCTTCTAATCGTTGTATAAATCTAGGATGTAATAAACTTAGATCAATACTCTTATCTGTAGTTGGGAGTAGGGGGTTTGTCATGTATGTCCTCTGGTTCAGCCGTCGGAGTATACTCTAGTATAAGTCTACCATCATTGTCAGTACTATCCGTGTCAATCATATGCTGATCCTTGCGTTCACCTATGACCATCCATTGACAAACTGTTCCTTCATCCCCAGTGATAGTCAACTTACATTCATCTAACGACCATTCAACCAGCTTGCCTGATGCTGAAACCATAGACCAAGGGTTAGTATTCAATGCTTTCCATGTGCCTTCAGCCATACCGTACTGTTCATCCATGCAAATAGTTACTGGTTCTGCTCCTAATGTCACAGTGCCTCTGTATATTAGATCAGCATACGGTCCCTCTATGAATGAGTGACGTAACCTTTTGTCTTCTACTACTGGGTGAGGTATATCGAATGACCCGGATCCTTTAGACAATGAACCATTAATAGCTAGATTACCTGAAGCATTGAGTGTCATTAAGGCAGTCCATGAACTACCAGAAGTCGGGTTATCATACCAACCCCAAAAGTCACCGTAATTCATTTGAGTATACGACCCACTAGCAAGACGAAACCAACTAGTTGTGTTTTGATCTCCGTTATCAACACTGTTATCGAAAATACCCATCGCCGTATAAGAACGTCCAGCATCTCCTGAACCATATTCAACCATACTCATAAAGGGACGATAGGCATCATTAGTCATTACAGGTGGGCGCATTAGCATACCACCATAATCACCGTAAGTAGCATGAGTACCACTCGTACCAATTATGTACCCTATATAATCTTCTTCGCTATGTCCTGTACCAAACCCAACGTAACCATAGTTACCTTGACCAGAGTTATTAGAACCTATCCGAACGGAAGCTGAATCATTAGCACCTTTCCATTCTGTCATACCACCACTACCTACACGTTGCTGTGTCCTAGGTGGACGGTTCTGATTAGGTAAAGAAGGAAAGAATCTAGGACGCACGATAGGTAGTCACTCCAGTTTGCACAGTAATAAGTTGCACTGTTAACACACCATCTACCCAACGGTACCTTTCATAAGGGTTATGGTGTTGCGCCGCGTCACTCCATTGGCTAATAGAGCCGGGTTCATATGCCACACCAGCAACATACACTGTCTTTTCCTCTGCCCCCATTTTAAATTTAACTAATGTACGGCTTTCAAGTAATGATTTAATGTAAGAATACTCATCATATACATCTTGATAGACATCTCTTTTATCGTAACCTACATGATTAGTTAATATCATAGGTAATGAAAGCACCTCAGCTACGAACGGCATAGGTATAGCACGCAACGTCCACCTATATAAAGTAGGTGTAGCTGTAACAGTAGTAGTATTTAATGTAATGGTTGGTATTAAATACTCGCCGTCTATGTTCGCTTCAGTAGATGTAAGTATGGGTTGTATTCCGGGTGTTAAACTATCCTCTGTGTTAGATGTAACTGTGCCTGTGTTACCGTCATCGCTGTCTACTTTAATAGCTACTGATTGACCTGAAGCTAAAGCCTTATGACGCAGATCAACTGATGCGGCTACTTTAAGTTCTGATATACCCCACCGGAACTTGCCTTCGTCTATGCTTCCAGTTGTCACATAGTTAGTGGCATGTTCTACATATACTCCTTTGCCAGATATAGAGAATGCTCTTATCTCAGTTCCACTTCTAGTAAAAGTAGCGACACCTTGAACTGCCGCATCGGTACCACTACCACTAGCCATCAGATCACTAGCGTAAGCTGGTACTAATTGGTCTGTCCATTCGGATAAACCTATACGACCTAACCCTCCACGAGTTGTGCCATCAAACGGTGAGTCATAATTTTTCCATCCGAACCACATGTGTTCGCCTTGAGGCTCGAACACTTGAACACCGTTCGTTATATCTACTCGTGGTCCATAAGATAGGTAGCCTTGGCCTGTAATGGATGCGAGTCTAAATCCTTTGTTCGTACCTAGTACTACATACCCTAAGTATTCTGCCATTGATAGGATCTTCTCTCCTTGTGGCAGTTCAGCCGCTATCACAGGTACATTTAGTGCGGCAGTTGAATCGTTGATTCCTATGTAATATATCTTTCCTTGTCCACCTTGATTACCACCAGCGAATATACCTACTGATGTACCAATAACTGTTTCCCAACTATCTACTTGGTTGAAAGATGAACTTGCTATATCAGCGTTGGTGCTTGGTGCTGTGCCAACAGATAATACTGTAAGCCTGTCAGCTACACTTGCAATAAGATATCCGTTAGCTACCCATACCCCATCAACATTATTTAATGTCCAGTAATCTGTGTTAGCTGATGACCCAGTTACAGCTAATGCGCTTATCTTTTGTACTTTATTACCAACAGTAGAAGCCACATAAACATTTGTACCATCAGAAGCTATACCAATAATTGCACCACCAGCAGGATTAGAAATTGCTGTTTCTGTAGTAGTAAATGAATCGTCAGTAGGTTTAACATCAGAACCAGTACACACATAACCGTACTCTTGAACACCAACCATCGCAAAAGCCATGTAAAGATTAGTACCTGAATCAGTAATAGTAAGGTTAGTATCCTTTAATAAAGTAATTTCATTTTTAGTCCAAGGATCTATACCAGTAGACTTATAGTACTGGCGTGGTCCAGACTCAGGTGTGTCACCATCCTGCTGACCTGCACCCAACTGCCAATCATTACGTGTACGTTTCCACACACCAGCCTGATTTAAAGATTGTTCACCCGGACTACCTTGAGTATCAAAGCCCTGTCTTATTGGGTCTATAGTTGATCGACCCATCTTAGCTAAATCAACATTATAATTTCTTTCACCAAGTTTTATTGGTAAAGAATCTCTTACGCTATTCTGTACACTAGACATGATTAACGAAGAGTTGTCGGAAAGACAGAAGAAACAGAAGCTCCGCTTCTTATCCCGTAAAGACTCATCAAACGACGCGCCTCTTCACCTACCCGACGATCATATTGCCCCTGTAATATCATTGAATACCGAGCGCGATCACCGGCGGCAACAGACGCATCTGATCGACTGTCACCCTGACTATGCAGATCCAGACGAAGTGATTCTTCTCCTAGAAGAAGGTTTGCTCCTGCTCCTAATGCTGGAATATCTCGCATCGAATCCAACATCCCAATCCCATTTCCAGAATTGGTGTCAAGACGAGTATCCATATTTAATGTACCTGTTTTAAAAGGGTGGGCATAAATAAGATTAACTGTAACAGCTTTCTCTATTCCCTCTTGTCGTACTACTTTATATGTTCCATCAGTTTGACGTTGAACAGTAACATTTATTTCTAACAATCTATCTTCATTATTTTTAGCTGTACGAGTAGCAGAAAGAACATGATAAAATCCTGTTCCGGGTGTACCATGATCTTGGTCATTTAAAGCAGAAGCATCCACAGCTTGTGTAGAAGTTGAGGAAAACGTAACGCTGGTACTGCCAACACCGTAAAGATTATTAGGTAAGGCACGTATAGAATCTCTTACTGCTTCAAGTATTTGATGTGCGCTAAATCTTGGTTCTACTTCAATAGTAGTAGCATCTATTTCCCATCCTCTAGCAGTACTGCCATCTATTCCTCGTTGTATAACAACATTGCTACCGTTACGTGAATGTACATACACAGTTTCAGGTGGGTAATCACCGTTAGTTAACGAAAGATAAGAACCAGCACGCACCCCATCCGTATTGTATTTTAATTTAAGAGTTGTATCTGTACCTGACGTAAGTGTTTCCCCTACTGCATCTAACTCCGTACGAGTATTGCTATTTAATAGTCTTTTAACGTGAGTTACACAGTCACTTATGGTAGGCGAGATATAAGTCATGGTTTAAATACTAGCTGTTGTTGCAGGGCAGGTATACACCCACCCCACAACAAACAAACTAATAGGGTACTTAGTCCGAGTATCCTGTTAAGGTAGTGAACTTGCCCATATGCTGTTCGCCCTTCACTTGAAGGCCCTCTTCACATACGATTTGTACCTTGTCGCTGTCGCCTGTTTTAGCGAGAGCCTCGACAACGAGAGGTTGCATAACTCTACGAGAGATGCCATCCTTCGCGATCAAGAACGCTGTTTCAGCGTGACACCAACGGTTCCTGAGCATCTGTGTTTCACCAAACTCGGTGAAGACGGATGCTACAGGTACACGGCCACGGCGAGGATCATCAATGACTGTGCGTACACGGCCACTATCTGATACTGCGTTGAGTGTAGCAAACGAGGCAGGGTTAGCGATCAAAAGATCTGGCATACCGCCTGCGTTGTAGCATTTCTGCTGTAGTGCTTCCAATGCGGCGACAGTCAACGTAGTTGTTGTATCGGTATTGGAAGTAATGTGGTAGTTAAGCCCACCAGTTGAACGACGCTTGTTTGAAGTGTCATTGTTGTACTGACCATACAAGAAAGCCTGTTCACGAGTTATCACGTTCTCAACTGAGCGGCCATAAACTTGCTTGGCGAACTCATCAGATACACCATAACGGGATACCTGCTGTTCAGTACGTGACATGTGGATAGGAGTAGGCCCAAAGATTTGGGTGCAGTTTGTGCGGATCGTGCGATCTGCTGAACGTGCTTCTCCCGGATCGGAACCTTCAACCAGTGCAGTACCTACACAGATAACTGTGTCTGCATGTGCGGCTGTTGTTGCTGGCCAATCAGCGGAGTTTGCCCAGTCCGCAAGAGTCAAAACACCAGCGTCGGTGTTGACATGCGTAACGCGCTTTACTGCGGCGTTAACGGCGGCATCTGCTTCACCTATGGTGATGAGATCATCAACTTGGAATTTATAAATGTCCGAAGTAGATACAGTAACATCAGTTGCTCCTGCTCCTGCGGCTCCTGTATCGGTTACGGTTGCACGAGGAATCAAAAGTTCTTCGTCCATCCATTTAAACTCTTGCTGATCTACGGGAGAACTGCCAAGAAGTTGCCTTCCATCAGTTCCAATACCGTTGATAAACGGAGAGTCTGTGGGTGAAATCATGTAAATGAGTTCATCCATGTTGATCTTAACGCCAACGGCAAGATCATATGAGGTTACTTTACCTCCATAGCCAACTATAGCCATGTTATCGCTCCTTTAATTAGTAGTGGATTGTTTGTTCTTTCTGTCCCGCAACAGCCCTTCATACTTTGAGCGATTATCAGTAAATTCTTTGATAGGTATGGTTGAACCATCAGCCTTACGGTATGGGACAAAAGACCCATCCGCCCTATGTTCACCGGCTCTTCCTTTTTCCCAATTAGGTTCTGCCCTTCTTGGAGGAATCTTATTCCGTTCCCTGTTCGGAGTAGCATCAGCCGTTAAAGCTGGTGACTGAAGAATCCGCTTCGCGGAATCCTTGCCACATTGCGGGCAAACCTTTACAGGTTCGTCCTTCATGCTTTGTACTAACTCCCAAAGTAATGGGGGAGTACATCCCTTACATTCGTAAACATATGTAGGCATTATCGGTCAGATAAGACTCGTTCGTCACCTTGACTAGCCGCTTCAAGAACAGTGTGTACAAATCTTGCCGCCGAATCTTCCTTCGGACTGCCTGCATCATACGCAGTTTTAAATTCCTGAAACCCTTGTTCATAAGGACTTTGAGTACTTGCTTCTACTGAAACACTATCTTCAGCTAGTGCCTGTCTTTGTTCTGCTACTTGCGTATCAGCTTCATTAACAGTGTCCTGCGCCTGTTCCGGTTGTTCAACGGGAGCAGAGGTAGGAACTAATTCTTGCCATTCAGCCTGTATAGCTTCTGTTTCCAGTTCACCATCATAAGCCTTAAACAATAATTGCCCTGCTTTAGAATCAGTATCAACTCCAGCTTTCATAAAAGCCATCTCTCGTTTTAGCTGATCGCGTTCTTGAATTGCTTCGCGTCCTCGATCTGCCGCATCTCGAAGTTCTTTTATTCCACCAGTATCCTGTGTTGCCATATCTATCACTCCTTTACTGTCGCACATAGTCGGAGGAACTATGCGGTGTGTGACTAACTCGTATCCCCAGTCGTCACTAGCTGGTTCAACCTCCACTAACTACTCATTAGGGGCGTGGGTGTATCCTAATGGATGAAGCTCACGTTCGGCCTTAAAAGCTCACGAACGGCCTACGGTTAGTATACCTGAATATCAGTCAGGATCAAGGAATATGCACTCTCCGGGGCATTCTTCTGCCGCTTCAATAACGACTTCTAACAGGTGGTCAGGTACTTTAACTGACTCTCCCATACGGTGAGTGGGTTCTTTAGGTACAGGAGTGCCTACTTCTCTTACATAAAATAAGCCGTCATCATGCCCAAAGAATACGTCAGGTGCTATCTCTTCGCACAAGCCATCGCCTGTGCATAAGTCTTGGTCGATCCAAACTTTTGGCATTAGCCGGGATGATTCTGAATAAACTGCTCGTATTTTTCTGGGCTATCTAAAACTATTGTGGTGTAAGAATACTTAGCGCTGTCATCACCCTTACCTAAAGTAACAGTAATCGTTCCGATTAAAGTACCTACAGCTACTAACAAGGCTGTTATAGCAGTAATGAGCTTAACAGTCTTATTCATTTTCGTTGTAGAATTTCTCTCCCCACGCTTTACTTTGGATAGCTTCTTCAGCTAGATAGATACGATCCCAGATCGTACTAAATTCTGAAGGAACCCAAGCCATAGAAGCAATGATCTCTTTCATCTCATCAACATCATCTCTGATTACTTCTAAGTCAGCCGCCATAGCGCTTGTAATGTGAGCAGGAGTAAAACGGCTAAGGTCATCGACCCTAGCGCTCCGCAGATCATCAAGACCGCCAGCATTTTCCATGACACCTTGAGATATTTCATCAAGTTTTGCCAAAACTGTACTGTCTGTCCCAGTGTTTCCTTCAATTACCTGCACCTGTTTTTCCAAATCATCTATCCTACCAGCGATACTAGCCGCATTCCATACGACAACTCCACTGGTGATAGCCACGGACATGATAAGTCCGAGGGTTATCCTAGATACTTTGACTTGTTTCAGGTCGGTAACATCAGTCATTTAGATTTATGCAATCTGTTGTTTCCGATTTGTTTCATAACATGGTTACGCATTTTATTGTGGGCTTCCTTAGCAGCAGGAGAAAGTGGAAAACGCTGTTGTCTTTTAAACATAGCATCATAAAAAGTTTGATTCGCCCTAGCGGAGCCACGGACACCCGGATCTTTTGCTTTACGTTTCCTTGCTTCATGCTTATACTCAAGCTTTTTACCACGAGGATTTGTAGCACCCGGCCCACTAGGAGAACTAGCTATATAACCACCGCTACGGCGTTTAGTACCCGGATCTAATTGATGTCCTCTACCCATTAGCTTGCCGCTGAAGCTGATCCGTCACCAAACTGCTTGGCAACAACGCTCTTAACAAGGCTAAGAACAGCAGTAGCTCCTGCAAGTCCAGCCGCTTTCATGCTTCCCATGTCACCAATGGTGAACACAGCAAGGAATGATTGCGCGAATGTGGCAACCACTCTCTCTAGTACGTCTTTGTTAAACATTATTTACGTTTACCTTTCTTTACCTTCTTATAAGGTACTTTCTTAGCCTTCCCTTTGGAAGAGCTAGTTGCATATTTAGGCATTAGCCGCTCCTATTCCTGTAGTCTGTCCACTAATAATAGCACCAGCTTGACCAGTACCTCCACCAGCGAATCTAGATATTCTTCGTTGCTTTCTACGTTCTAACATGTCTTTTAATTCTAAAGCGTCATCTTCGCCAGCTATATCAATACCAAATTGTGAGCTAACACCATGCGTTTCATACTGCAAATTAGTATCTTCACCTACTTGTTCAGCAAACAAAGCTTCTTCTTGTTTAAGATTAGCAAAAGAGTTCCATACTTGAGCCTGAGATAAACCAAGATCAGCTATCTGGTTAGCCATCTCTGCGTTCCAACCTTCATCTAAACCAGCTACCATCTTACCCCAACCACCTACTTCAGCAGTTTCTATATCATCCTGAACTGATGCCCAATCCTGAGTGGGATCTAAAAACATTTTCATCTCAATAGATTTAGCCCACGTTGGCGAATACCATTGCATCAATGTCTCTTGAACTTCTCTAGGGACAGAATAAGTAATACGTTCTGCTTCAGTTAGCCTTTCATTAACTTCAGGCATACCCACATTATTCTCAATAAGAGTTGTTATTAAATCCCTGTGTTCACCCGCAGTATATTCCACACCGAACTGTTGCAAAGAAGTACCTACATCCTTTTCAAAAGCAATATACTCACCCGGAGTTGGAATGTTTTTCTCTCCACGTTCCCTCATGTTAGCAATAGCAGGGAATCTTTCTTTAAAAGCTGGCTGGTCATACATTTCTAATAGCGCACGTTCAGCAGTAAAAGAAGGATCTGCTTTGAATTTGGCATGTGCCCATGTCCAAAGAGCAGTAATGTTTTCTGTGCTCATCCCTGCGTTGCGTAAAGCAAGCATGAATGCATCTTGCATTCTGTTAATAATACTTTGCTTAGACTCAACCTTTGGAGTGCCGACAGTTTCGGTAGTGCCGTCACTATAAACATATGTTACTGTCCCATCCTCATTGTAAATAGTTTCAGTTATTGTTTTAGACGGAGAGTAAGGATTGATGGTACCCGGATGCTCACGACCTGATTGGATCACTGTCCCAGCGATGTCGCCGCCTACTTCCATAGCCGCTTGTGCCTGAGCAGAAGTCATACCAAATGTTTCTTCTAACTGGTCTTGACCGACACGCCATTTTAAAATATCACTACGAATTTTTTCAGCGGCTTCCCAACCTGAACCACGACCACCTTCAACCGTACCAGCTATTTCTCCAGCCCATCGTGCAACATCCTCTTGAGTAACAGCAGATGTTAAATTGCCTTGACCTACTGCCCCTAACCTCTCAATAGTTTGAGCTAAAATATTTAACGGATCCATCTCATCTACATCTAAACCCGGAACTGCTCTAGCTAAATCAAAAAGATTGTCTGCCATTAGTAACTACTCCTAAACATACGTGCCGCCCCTGTAATAAAGTCATTGTGAAAATCTTTTGATTCGTTAGAATACTGAAATTTATCCATGTTGGTACGAGCATGAGTCATTAACTCTTGTGAACTTCTGAACCGGCGGTTCCCATTCTCATCTGTAAACGAATAGTTAGCAAGCAACCAAGGGTCATCAGGTAAAAGACTCGCGTCTTCCCATAAGTTTTTAACAGAAAGATACTGTCCATTTAAAACTTCATCTAACGTAGCGCCTTTAGCTATATAATCTTCTCTTTCTTCTGGAGTGAACGGCCATTCAATACGATGGAATGCACGTTTAGTTATTTCAGCATCCACCATTTCTTTAGTTATCTTTTCAGACTTAACATCAACAGCCCATTTACGTAGTTGATTATCAGAAAAGTCTTGAAAATTTCGTTTACCTAAAGCACGCCATTCGTTCATAAGAGAACGTACACTCCCAACACCAAAGGACATTGTGCCAGACATCTTTTGAATAAAGTTGCCATCTTCGTCAGTCCAATTAGCAAGGAATTGTTTTTCAACAAGTTGTTTAGCTTTTTCTTTAAACTCGTCTGGTCTGAAACCTTCTCTGTCTCTACCTAATTTAAAGGTTGCACCACCATTAGACATAATAAGATATGCATAACCGGCAAGTTCAAGGTTATCTATAATAGCTAAAGCTTCTTTGCCGCCTGCTTCTCTTATAGCTTCCTTGGCCCACTCTGTAAATTCTAAAATAGCTGAATTGTATGCATTAGTTTCAGGTCGATCTGCAATACCAACGATGCCAGTCCAAGGCCGCCAAGCATCCCCACCCATCGTAGTGTTCATAACACTTTGGATATCACCTTCACCACCGTAATTGTAGAAAAACTCCATATGATCTAAAATTGATTGTTGTTGATCTATCCACCAGTCTTGTGCATATAAACCGTGAGTATCATCGTAGAAAAAATCATGCTGTAAATCTTCAACTGCATAACCCATGTCTTGGCCTTGGTCAGAAGGCACTTCATTAAATTTATCTACCCAAAAATCAAAGAAATCTTCAACTAAAGGATTAGTGTCGCCCCATAAATCTAACCAATTCCAATCACCTAATTTACCGTCAGC